GTAATTGAATGAAAATTCACAAATTTGTTACGCTGTCTTCTCTCTAATAAATCAGAAACAGTAGCAATTCTACTATTTTTTTTTATATTAGAATACATTTATATTTAAACAAATATTATTTTAGATAAAACGAATTCTATTTCTTTCATTTCAAAAGGAAAAAGAATGGAACCACTTTTAGTAGGTGGTGAATCATTAAAATATAATGTGCATGATTTTGCGCAAAAGATTGATCATGAAAAAGCTAAAATACTATCTAGAAAACTAAGTATACCTGTTGATATTGCAATAATAAATACAAGATTTTCAATGAATGCTGCAATGATAGCAAGAACAATAGCTGTTCTTGGTCTACAAAAGCTTCATATCATAGGTCCTAAAGCTTGTGATATGAGATCTTCTGTAGGTTCACAACATTATATTGAACTTGTAAAACCTGGTGATGTTTCTCCTACATATTTTACTGAGTTAGGTTTATATCCTATCTTAGTAGAACAAGGTGGTCATCCTTTAGAAGAATTTAATTTTAAAACTTTAATCCGTGAAGGTAAGCATATATGCTTTATCATGGGTTCAGAATCTACTGGTTTACCACCAGAATATCTTAAGCAAAAATTCCCAAGAATTACTATCTCACAATATGGTCTAGTAAGAAGTTTGAATGTTCAAACTGCTGCTTCAATAGTTATGTATGAATTTACTAGACAATGGAGAATGGTAGAATTAGGAAAGATTTAATTTTATAATTTAAAGTTCAGAACTTTTTATACTAAAAGATTCTTCAAGTTTTTTTAAATCAATAGTTTTTAATACTGGATATAAATCTCCATATTGCTGTAATATTTTTCCATAAACTCTACGAACATTTTGAGTATTTGTTTCTGACTTATCAAGTGAATATCTATAAAATGATAATTCTTCATTTCTAGTTAAATTTTTCATTGCATTAGGAATTAGACCAATTAAAATCTTATCTAATTCAATTTGAATTTTAAACGGATGATTCTTTAAGTATGTATACACACTTGTATTTAAAAATAGTTCATCTGTGCAATATGGAACTGAAGATTTAGGTTTTCTTCCATTTTCTAAATTTAATAAATCAGTTTCTTTTTGTAAATTACCTTTAGCAAGTTTAGTTAAGAATCTAGTTAATAATGCACGAGGTAATTGTATTCTTGAAATTATACGATGAGCAATAATAGTATATTTTTGATTAAATGCTTTTCGGAAATAATATGGATAAGTAGAAATTGAAAAATCAAATTTTGGTTTAATATATTTTTCATCTAGGAAATTATCTCTTACATCAATATCCGAAATCCACACAATATCATGTGCTTCAAATAAGGGTAGAAATCTAACTATAGGACCAAATACACCTATATGTCCTATACCTTGAGGATCTCTAAATTCAGGACAATTAAAATGATATACAGAAACTTGATCATTTCCTTGAGAAACTTTTAAAGCAAAGTCTTTACCTGTATCATCAGTATAAATTCTAATTTGAAATTCTGGTAAATGACTAGCATGACTTATAAAACGTTCTAAATATTTTTGATATTTAGTGAAATCTCTATAAGGATCATTCATAGTAAAAAAAGAAACTGATAAAATTTTATTTGATTTGAACCCTTCTTTCAGAATGTTTATCTCGATTTGAGACATCTTTATAATTTCCTGTGAAATAAATAATGGAGTATATACTTGTATTAAAAAATGGGTTAGGAAATAAAATTATAACCTTAGTTAATGTCTTACATAGAAATCCTAAAGATACATTTTATGTGCTAGATAAAACTTCACATCATCAAGAAGGTCGTGCAGAAGAAAAACTATGGAATTTATTTCCTTTACTTTTAAAACATCCACGTATTAAATTTATTAGATGGTCTAATTATGATAAATTAAAAGAAACTATACAAGAATATGATTTCTCATGGAAAATCTTTTATGAAATTGATGGATTCACAAGAGGAATAAAAAAGTTCTTTCAAGTTAATGAAGATTTTTCATATTTAGAAGAAAAATTAGATTTCAAAAAAGGTATATTTGTGCATGTTAGATTAGGTGATAAAGTAAAAGAAAATATTCAAGCTTTAAAAGCAGGAAAACATTTACGTTATGTAATAATGAAACCTGAATATTACCAAGATTATATTTCTGAACTAAGAAAAAAAGATGAACCAATCTATATATTTTCGGATGATTTAGAATTAGCAGAATGTATTTTACCTGGTTATGAATATCCAGATTTATCAGTGAATGAAACTTTTTATTGCTTTCAACATGCTAGAAGAGTAATATTATCCGAATCAACCCTAAGTATTTCTGCAGTATTATTATCTATAAAAAAGAAAGATCTTATAATTCCTAATTTCTTATTAATGCCAAATGAAGAAGGGCCATTCAAATTAATCCCTTCACCATATTTTTCTGATGGAGAATCTAATAAAAAATATATAATGAAAACATTGGAAGATTTTGAAATTTTTAAAACATGTAAGAATTAATTCTTACTTTTTCGTCTAGTCTTTCCTCCTTTTTTTAATATTTTTTTAAGAAATTTTCTTTGATCGGATTTTGATAATTCTAAAAAATCTAAATATACTGACATCATTTGATTTCAACTTTATATAAAAATATATTTTTATCTTTTGATTCTTCAATTACATTCCATTTAATAGTAGAAAATCCTTGACGTCCTGTATCTCCATCAACATCTTCCCATTTTGTCATATTTTTTGCTCCAGGAATTTTTCGAGTATCTGTATGTTCTAAAATTTTAAATCCAGAATTTAAATCAGGTTGCAATATTTTTATACCTTTTTTTCTTAAACGTTTTCTCAAAGCATCATCTTCACCACCCCATCCCCAAAAAGAAGGATAACCATTAGTTTTCTTAATATCTTTTAAAGACATAGAAAGAACTTGTCCAATAAATCCAGGACCACCATATTTACCTTTATAAGCTGTTCCTATATGCATAGGTTGTTCAGGAAAAGCTTCATAATAAGGAACTAATGGACTTAACGGAATTAAATCAACATCATGATAAATAACATATTGTGCACCCATTTTCTCAGCATATTTAGAACCAATATTTAATAAAGCACCACGATTAAATTTTTTATCATCATGTTGTTCAATAATTAAGATAGGCCATTCTGGATGCCAACGTTTCATATGTTTTGTAAATATATCTAATTGTTGAGATCTTTTTTGTTCAGTTTGTTCACGATATGGAACAATTAAAAAAGGAATACCCTTAGGTAATTGTAAAACTTCTTTTTTAGTTATTGGAATCATTATATTTTAGATGAGTAAAAATGGATTGTTTTTTCATAAATTTATAGAATTTGTTTTGGTAGATATATTTCTGCCCCCAGCGTCCAACATGCCTTCTTCTGAGGAGCAGGACGCACTCTTCGCCGAGTTCAAGGCGAACATTGATAAGCACCTGGACGACACTGTCAGGACCCTTATATCCATGGCACCTAAAGCTGCTGTGAATGAAGTTGATGAGACCATTCTGGCTATCCAAGACTGGAAATCCCAGCTTGGGGATTCCCACGTCACCACCCTCATTTACATCTACATCGACGAGCTGCTTAACGCCGTTGAGAAGATAGATTCTGGCGTCAATCCCATCTTGCGGAATCACCTCCTCACTGAGCGCTGTTCTGCACATGCGGATGCATTGACTTATTAAAAACTCAACAGTTTTTACATAAGTAAAAATGGATTCTTTTTTTATAAGATTACGGAATTTGTTTTGGCGATCCACAGCTTCTGTTTTGTTCGCCCTGAATGTCTGCTTTAATTAAGCAGGAGTTCACCAAGTTTTGCAAGCTTGTAGATGTTCGCGTCGAAAACGACGCCAAGGTCTTGACAAATCTGCCATATGAGGACGCATATACTGCTCTCTATGATTTCGTCTACCAGTTTGAACAGTCTGACTTGCTCATGCAAGGCGTCTTTGAACCTCATGAGGTTATGGACGGCCACTACAAGGAGGAGAAGGAGTTCTACTACCTCACTCACCTCCTTGAACAGCTGAAAAAGCTGAACCCCGACGACAGGCTGTCTGCCTCAATCCGTTCTCACATAACGTGGCTGAAGGAGACGCTTTGTATCTGGGACGATTAAACCTAAGGGTTTTTTCATCTGAATAAATTAAAGAGATGTTTGGATGGACTCAATTGGGATAAACATCTTTCAAAATTTAAATGATTTATATACATATGTATTAAAATAGTTGTTTAAAAATAAGATGAAACTTGATATACAAAAAGCTTTTGAGTTTCTAAAACCTTTTTGTATAGAAAGAAAATTACCTGAACCATGGAGTTTTTCTTCTGAAGCTTTAGAAAATACTTTAAATTATATTACTGCTTTATCATATAATTGTTATATTTTCAATGGTCAATTATATAAATTAGAATTTAAAAAAACTTCTCCTTTATTAAAACATCATTTAACTAGAAAAGTTCCTCAAGGAATAAAAAAAACTTTGAAACAAAAAGGAGAAATTAGATTTATGCAATGTATATTAAAATCATTCCGAAGTTCAGAAGATTTTGTATTTGCTAAATTTTTAGATAAAATTAAAGTTGAAGGTATATTTGTATTTTCACTAACAGATTCACAATTATTAAGAAAAGATTTTCGAACACCATGGTTTAAAGATTCAACTGATTTTAAACCACCATTTTTACCTATGTTTGCTTATTCTGGTCATGAAGAATTTTATGATATACCTATACCTAACATAGATGAAATTGAATTTGTTGAAAATCCACCAGAAATTCCTGAATATAGATGGATAGAAAAAGAATCTAAAGCTGTATTTCGTGGTTCATCAACAGGATGTGGAACTTCTGCAGAAACAAATCAACGTATAAAAATTTCACAAATTAAAAATCCTTATTTAGATGCAGGATTAACTTACATAACAACAACAATAAAAGCAGATCCTTTAATTGGAATTTCACAAACACCTAAACTTCCTCTTGTAAAAAAATTAGATATGTTTAAAGAACAAGCTTTATATAGAATTATTATACATATTGATGGTAATGTTTTTGCGTATAGATGGTTACCTTCTTTCTTAACCGGTTCATTAATATTTAGAGTTCAAAGTCCTTACACACATTGGTTAGATTCTAAATTTAAAGCAGGAAAACATTATGTTGCTATAAAAGAAGATTTATCAGATTTAACAGATAAAATTATTGAATATAAAGATTCTCCAAAAGGAGAAAAAATTGCTTTAGCAGGAAAAAAATTAGCTACAAAATATCTTCAAGAAAAAACTTTACAAACTGAGTTAAAAAAAATATTAGAATTTTAGGTTGAAAACGGAATCTTTTTTTATAAGATTTAGGTTTGTTGATTCCCTGAGTCTAGCAGCACCCCTAAAGCGTTTATCGTCAAAGGTCTTTGCTACTAGCCTCTCACCATGTCTCAGTCTGCTTCTGCATCTGAGTCTGGCGCCTCTTACAAGGCCATGCCCTGCGCTCAGTTCATTCCGGACAAGAAGCAGCGCAATGCCTTCTTCAATGAGTGCGCCAAGAAGGAGAAGGTCTACTCCTACCTCAATGCAGAGCTTGCCAAGCGTGCCAAGATCATCCCCAAGATCTTTGCGCTGTGCGCCAGCCTGTGCGAGAGTGAGACCTACCCCCACCTCAAGCTCCTCCCCAGCGAGAGCTTTGACACCATCTTCCCCCGTGATGGCCTCCAGTCCTGCCACTGGCAGCTGATGCTCGACCAGAGCAATGGCTTCCTTGCAGCGCGCCTTGCCCACTTTAACGAGTGGGTTAGCCAGAATGGCCTCCCTCAGGAGCTCGTGCTCCTGCGCAACGAGCACGTTGCGTCCCTTGCCTCCGCTGCTGCAGCCACCGCTGCGCGTGAGGAGGCTGCAATTGCAGCTGCTACCCAGCAGCTGAGTGCAAACCTTGCTATTTCTGTCCAGACCACCCAGATGGTCATGAATGTAGCAAATGACAAGCTCAACGCTATGCAGCAGATTGCTGCAGCCGCTGACCAGCGCGCTGCCTTTGCTCTAGCGCTTGCTGCCACCTTGCCCGCTGCGGGTGGTGGCTCTTCCTCCCTTGACCCTACTTGCTGGTATTGCCAGCACAACAAGTGCAACCAGCACTAAATTGTGGGTCACACAATATCTAGTCCTCTCCGGTCCGACTTTAAAACTGGTCTAAAGCATCCCTAAATCCTTGGGGTGATGTAAAAAGGCTGATCTACTCAAATCCTCAAGTAGACTGAAAAAGATAGGTAAGAATGAGATCACATGTGTATCGGACACTATTTCTCTACTCTTGTCATACGACAAACCCAGCCTCCGAACTCAGCGACCCAACCATGTAACTCGCTGTTTATTACTGCATGGCCAAATATCTCTGATGAATAACTCCGCCCAAGCAATTTGATTACCGGACGCCAAAATCAGTTTACAGAAAAGATTTTTAGGTTTTTAGTTTTCCTTTTATAAAAGACAATGATATACTTTGGTAAAATCCGAGAAGGATTTGGAAATAAATTATTTATGTTATTAAGTCATATTAATACATTTAAAAAAGGTAATGGAGAATCTTTATATATTTTAGAATGTCCATGTAAGCATGATAGAAATTCAGATAGATTTCAAATTATTTTTCCTAAATTAAATGATGTTCCATGGTTACATTTTGTTGATGCTAATGAATATGAAACATTAAAAGGAAATGAAATGAAACAACCTTCTTTTTTAAAAGAAAATTTTTTAGAATTGCAACAATTTATTAAAAAATATTTAAAGATGAATGAAAAATATGAAAATCTTTTAGATAAATATGATACTAAAAAAGGTATTGCAGTTCATATTCGTCTTGGAGATAAATTTGTAGATAATTATCGTCAAATAAAAGCTGGAAATAAAGAAATATATCTTTTAATGAGTCCAAGATATTATATTGAAAAAACACAAGAATTATTAAATGAAAAAGATGGACCTATTTATGTATTTGCAGATTCACCTAAATTTGCTGAATGTTTTCTAGGTAATTTAGATTGGAAATTTGTTAATGAAGATTTCCCAGAATCATTTTTTCTGTTAACAAAATTTAAACGATCAGTTATTTCTGAAAGCACATTTAGTATAGCTGCTCATTATATGAATTTTTTAAAGAATGAATGTATTATACCTTCATATAGATTAACACCTTCTAAGGGAAATTTAGTAGATTCTGTTTATGTCAATTCATCATTCAGATTAGAAAATGATAAATCATATAAGTTAGAACCAGATGAATATTCTCAAATATCAAAAAAATGTTATTCTTCAAAGAAATAAGTTGAAGGATTATATTTTAGTTTATTCATATACTTTAATAATATTTCTTCATTATAAGGAATTTTCTTTAAAAGTTTATAATTTGAATCTAATGAATCAGTTTCTTGAACTATAACATTTTCTGATGGACGTTTAGATAAAGGATGTAAAATTAATTCTGGAACTTCTTTAATATTAAAAGAATCTTCAGCCTTATGAAAAAATGAAAAAATTTTTGGATTTACATTCTTAAAATTTTTTTTCAATTTATTATCACCTGGTGCTAAAACTAACATTCCTACAACTTCTGGGAATTTTTGAATTATAGTTTTTGAAACGCACGG